AGCCAACGCAATAGACTTTCAGGAGGTCAAGATTCATCCAAGCTTTAAGAAACTCAAGATGCAACTTATGACGATTAAATTTAATGCTAAGGGAGGTACTAACAAGACCAAGGTTAACACCTTCGACCTCGGAGATGCATGGCTTCTTGCCATGTACTATTACAAGATGGGACAGGGAACGTTAGCTGGTGTCGGATAACCCCTTTAGCATTAACATTTCCTTTGCGTCATACCTGTAGGTACTTGCGTCATACCTGCATGTGACACAAAACAAACCATTTATAGCATGTTCACATCTGAGCAGATCTCGTATTTTTTGTTTTTCTGCTTCTTTCATCAGTCTCGTTTCTTTTTTAAATTTGTTTCCAGTTTCTCTCTGACTTCACTTCTGTCTCTAGGCAGTTTTCGGCTGTTCTTTTTGGTTACTTTAGGTTTTGACAGATCTGCAACAAATGCCTTGTGGTCCCCCACAGTTACAATCGGGGTAATGCCTTTCATCAGTGCAATGTATAGTATGACGTTAGGATCTGTATTTCTTCGCAACTCATTCATGCATAGCTCGTCAGGATAATGCATGGGAAACGTAACTATCTCATATACGTGCTGTTCCTGCAAGTCATTTAGCAGTTCGTTACGAATCATAGGATAAACTGGAGCTGGCGTGAAATAGGCTAGCATAACTTCCTATAATGCAACAAACTATATAAGTCTTATGGTTTTATACATCTCTATGGATCAAAAGACATGGGTACAAGGAGACTTTACAGACAGTACCGTATATGACTTGTCAGGCAAGGTATACGATGAGAACACACTGGCAACAGCAAGAGACATATCTGGATTTACAGGTACGTTACGATTAATAGATCAAAAAGGAGAATCAGTATTCACAACTACCGAGAACCTAACATTGGGATCAGATGGAACAGTATTAATAAAGTTTGCAAGTGGCAAATCACCTAGATTACAAGGAACATTTAAGGTTAGATTACGATTAGAAGTCAGCGGTTCCAGATTAACCTGTGTTGGTGTCAACGGATCAGACGAAATATACTTTGAATACGATTAATTACTTCACTTTATCACAAAACAACTAGAAAAGCACATATGGCTAACATATTTAACATAAGAAAGAGTGTTTCTGGCTCAAATGCACCCGTTTTACCTAAAATTAACCCAGTTAAAGAGAAATATGAGGGTTCAATCAGGGTAATTGAGGCATTTAACCACAAAAGTGAGGTAAATCAGAGTGATTACATGGATGAACTGGCTCCAGATAGACCTTTTGTACAAACTCTTAACGCAATTAACCAAGATCCTAGATTAAACTTATCAAATGAAACATATATCCAAATGGTCCTAGGAAAAGGACTTCGAGTATCAGCAAAGAAGGAAAACATAGCCGATATGGTAACAGATTGGTGGGATGATATCAACTGGGATGAACAGTTGGAAGATGCACTCTATTCTTACCTAGGATGTGGCAATATGTTCTTTGAACACGATCCGACATTTAAGGAATACATTGAAGTTCCAGTTACAACAATAGAAAGCATTGTAAGAAATAAGAATGGGGATATAAAGTTCTACTTGCAACACGTTAATGATATTGACATCAAACTAAAGCCAAGTGAGGTAACACAGTTCAAGCTAACCAACGTATCCAGAGAACCTTTCGGCAGAGGTCTGCATCATTCTGTCTTATCCAACTATACCAATCCAGATACGGGAGAGATATACGACTCTCCACTAATTCAAATGAAAAAGATGGAGGACGCGATGCCAAAGATCTTTGAAGGCCACGCTGATCCAACTGTAATGTTCCACTTTGCAGATGCAGGTGAACAGTTCATTAAAACACAGGCAGACGCACTAAAGAAGATGAAACATGGTTCCAAAATAGTTACGGATAAGGAATTTGATGTCAAAGTTATCGAGTCAAGTGGCAACAGCAAGTTCGAAGGTTACATTGAACACATTCAAAGGGATCTATTAGAGCCTGGTTCCAAATTCCCACTACAATTCTTCAATGCAGGCTTTACTGCCAGGGCTGCATCCGAGTCTACTGACTCTGTATTGACGCGAAAAGTAAAGAGAATTCAGGCACGATTAGCCAGTCAAATCAAGTTAAAAATGGTATTACCATATCTAAAGGCAAGAGGCAAGAATGTCAAGGCCAAAGATATACAAATATTCTTTGAAACCCCTCAAAAACAAGAGGCAACCATAGCAGATGTCACAACATCATTTAGAGACAACATCATTAGACGTAGTGAGGCAAGACAATGGTTTGTAAACAACTCCAGTGTTGACATTAACGAGACTGACATGGCTGACGAACCACCTATCACAAGTGTTACACCTACGGACCAAATGAAAGATAACAGAACTCAAGAACCAGATAATACTTCTAATAGTGACAAAGAAGAAACAGTAATAGAACGAGCAATGAATGATCTTAAAAATATGGTAAACATGAGAGAGGAACTGGACAGATCCGACAAGAGAAAGAACACCGCAGAAATATTAGACTTTATCAAGGAGTTAAAAAATGATTAAAATATACCTGGATGTCAAAGGCGACAGAGTCATAGAGTCCCTAGATCTAGGAAGAGTATCATTGGGAGAATCAACCAAATATACGGTATACATGAAGAACACAGATCCAGATTGGTCTATTTATAATATCAAGATTGAGAATACTAATCCAGAATTACGCTTTGAAGCACCTGAGATGTTAAAGCCAAACGAGGTAAGAGAGGTCCATGTTTTCTGGACACCAAAACTGGACAACAGACAGCCACTTAGAGCAGAATTCAAATTTTCAGGCGATATCTTTATAGGATAATGTCCGCAGACTTTGCACCTGCAAACTTTGAAAGTTCTGACTTTTCAATACCAGCAAGCAAGACAGGAAAGAAGATAGTATCATTTGCCGAAACAAAACACTTTGAAAGTTCACTACCAATTACAGGCAATACTAAAATACATATTCCATCCCAGTCCTTAGACGTATTGGCAACCCAAATACAGACTGTATCTGAGACAATTAAATATGATTATATAATTGCATCAGACGCAATACTACTAATCGAGGCAGCATGGATATTGCCTATGCGTACCGTACCATACAGTACCATTGGAACTACACAGTTAAACGTTGTGGAAGGCTTGGAGATAAGAGGCCAAAAGGATTACACAAAGGTTATCAGGAAACTAGAAAAGGTACTAAGTGAGAGTATCTAAACAATACTTCTCTATATCAATAACATTACAGATTATTCATGGCTAAACGTATAGCAGGAATAGCATTAATGCCAAGAGAATCAAGAAACGGCATATATTATGATACAGAAGAACTAAAGAAATTCGATGGTATTCAAGTACCACTAAGAGTAGAACATGGTGGACCTGAAACCAATATCGGTACAGTTCTATTCACTTATGATATAGAGAAATCTCAAGTAAGATATGAAGCAGAAGTAGAGAATGAGGAATGGCAAAACAAATTAGACAATGAACAGTATCAAGTATCTATAGGAGCAAGTGTGTTGGAACAGCGAGAACTATGCGATGACCAAAGAGAGAAATGTCTAAACTCACCAATATTAAAAGATATACTAGAATTAAGTTTAGTTAAAACACCAGGGATACCAGAGTCAACTCTAGCAGTTATAGAGGACTTTCATATTCTATACGAAGAGGACCAAGTACCTATGACAGTACAAACTCCGACACTTATATCACCTGTAGTTCAAGATAATACTTCCAATATAGAAATACCTACGGAGATACAACATATGACAAACGAAACTTCCAAGATTGAAGAAAAAGTCAAAGTAACCATCGAAACCGATGGCGAAGTAGAAGTAGGTAAAGCCGAAGCAAACACTGAGGTAGCCCCAGTTGTCGAAGCACCCGCTCCAGCAACAGCAGCCCCAGAAACAACTTCTGAAAAAGTAGCCGAAAGAATCGAGAAATCCAATGCAGATACACTAAAAGCAGTTATTGAAACTGTTTCAGATGCATGGAAACCAAAATCTGAAGTAGCAGAATCAACCTCTGACGCAGGTCATGTAGAGGAAGCATTTACTGACGATCAAGCCACAGAATTCATGGACAAACTCTTTGAATCTGGGTATAACAAATTGGTACTCGAGAAAGAAGGATGGATTCAAACCCACACAAGCCAAAAACAATCTGGCAATGGTGAGGTTCAAGAAGCCGTTTCAACATCAGGAACTATTCCTGGAGTTAAAACAGCTAGCAACATCTCAATTCAATTAGGTGCAAAAACTGCAATTCCTATTAGACAGTATGGTCAATTCCAAGCTGTTCCAGTAGGACAAAATACAGCAAGATTCTACAGAATCACTGTACCAGATGCAGGAGCTATTACTGAAAGCCCAACTACAGATATCACAGCATCAACCCACACCCTAACAAGCATTGATGTCACCTGTTCAATTAGAGGTTGGAGACAAACAGTTGAGAAAGCAGAACTAGAGGATTATCCTGCAAGTTTCCTTAACGCAATAAGAGAAACCGCAAGATTAGAATCCATTAGAGATGAACACAAACTGATCCTCCAAGACCTAGCTTCAACAGCACGAGACTTTGGTGGAGTTACTACAGCCCCTTACCACATTGGTGGTTCTGACGGTGCAGCAACATCAAATCCTACCGAAGAAGATGCAGACGGTGAATTAGACGAGGACGGTCTTACATTTAGTAAGAGATACCTTGAAGAATTAGGTCAAGATACCTCCCCTGGTAACTTGATTGCCTTCATCAGCCCTAGAGCCTTTGAAGCACTAATTTCCTCAACCTCCCTATCTGAGTACACCCAGATCGGAAACGCTAGTGTCACCAGATTAGGACAAATGGAAAGATTATATGGTATCGACATCATTGTCACCAACGAACTTCTTTCAGCCAATAACGCATCAAGAAACCTTGTATGTGTTAAAGGTAAAGCATGGGGATTAGCCTCACAAAGAAAGATGGAAATTGAGTTCCAAAA